CACATAAAACTTAATATTGTTGCTTTCAGTCAGTGGGCAATGGACCTATATAGAGAAATAGGCAACAAGTACCCAGTCTTAGACGACAGCACGCTTGAAAGAAACAATTTTCCTGAAGTTCCAGGTGGAATGATTCACTACACCGGCATGGGTTTGTACTTCAACGCTCTTAGTGGTTTATTGCAAAGAGGAATACTTGACTACTACGGTGAAGAAGACTTCCTAAACGCTCATGACCTTTGGGGACATATAGCAACTGGTCGCAGTTTTGACAGACACGGTGAATGGGCAAACGCTTTAGCAATGTGGTCAATGATGGATAGGTGGGCAAAGGAAAACAACATATCTGAATCCGACTTAATACGCACGAAGTTGCGTTGGATGACAGGATTAGAGTTTAACCGTTTTTCTTTTAGAAACTTTGTTGATTTTCCTGAAGACATGACGGATGCTGAAAGAATAGAATTGCAAACTTCTGTATACCGGGTGCTTAACAATGGTATGGCTACAGACGACGAGATTAAACAAGTACTTGCCTTACTTGACCATGGGCGTGTTGCTCAGTCAGAAAACGCCAAGAAGTTAACTGACGCTACCGAAGGAGAAAAGGCTGAAATAGTTAAAACCGATGTTGTCAGAACGACACTTCTTGATAGAACCAAAAAAAGATTAGGTTTTGCTAGTGCTTCAAATACACGCAGGATTGTCGACATGGGCCTCGGAGATTCTGGCTCAGAAACTGGTGAGGTTATTGCTGAAAAAATGGGACTCACGGGTAAGGCTGCAAGAATAGCGAAAGAAGCATTCCAGCGCACTCTTGAATCAATATCAAATGGCACTTTTAGAAAGTACAAGATGGCAAAAGGTGTTGATGAGCACAAGTCCCGACTTCTTGACTCAATACGCATAGTAATCAGCGCAGACGATGTTCCGATGATTATGGCTGACCCTCACCCCGTTTTCTTTAGGCTTTTAACAGACAGAAGAGACTGGTCAAAGATTGAGATTCCAAGCAATGCGACCATCAACGAGTTTGTAAAGAGACTAAAAGAAGGAAACAATCCTCTACATAGACGAGGTAACCAACAACGCAATGACGAGAACACTGGTTATCAGAAATTTAATAAATGGGCATTTGAGAAACTGCTACCACTAATAAACGCAACAGAAAGACAAGAGTACGGCGAAAGACCCAATCCTGGAGAATTGGATTTAGACGACGAATTAATGGTTTTGTCTGGAAACGAATCGTGGGCTTCGCTCTATGTTGGTTCTCTATTTGATGGAGAAAGCGCTATAGGCAACAGTCTTATTGAAGCGTTTGATGCACTGCACGAAGCAGTAGGCCATGTTGCAATTGGACGAGGGTTTGATAGACACGGTGAATACGCAAATGCTCTTGCAGTACTTTCATTATTTAGACAACCAGAACTACAAGAATTGCTCACAAAAGGAGAGATTCAAAAGTTGCTAGGGAAGATAATGGCTGACTACTTATCGGGTCCTATCGGTCTTGCCACAAGAGAACAGAGCAATGTGCTTGAGGATGCGCTCAACGCTGCAAACCATGACATCAAAATGAGTCCAACTGGCGAACTCATGCAACTGATTACAGACTATGACGGTGACCTTTTTGAACTTATAGACCTTTTAGAATCCGAAATAGATAAGACTCCAGCATTCAAGGAGGACGGTTCACCACTAGAGTCCCGTCCTAGTGGATTCGCATCACAAAGCAGACGTTCTATTGACCGTGTAAAACCAGAAGTTCGTGACGAGATAGCAATTGCTGACGCCATACACCTTTCCCCAAACAAGAAAACTTCTAAACCAGCAGGATTTGCCTCAAGGGCAGTGGACTTCAAACAGGGTACGCATAATATCGAAGTTAAAGACAATGCACCAGATACTGACGTTGCGCACGCTAACGAAAATGGCAACACTACACAAAAGCGAATACCTGTTGGTAATGAAGTTGTTCACCCAAGATGGAAAAGAAAAATAAAACTTGATACGCCAGAACAATCAGTAGATTTTGTTAAACACAATGGCAACTTATCTGAAGTTCCAGACGAACATTTAGTTCAGTCGATACTAGACAATATAGATAGGGTTGATGGAGCAGATAATTGGGGATGGAACTTTGGTTTCGAAGGTGCGGGAGTACCAAGATTCACCTTTGATAATGCAGGAGGCGGGGTGCATGGGATGATTCTTATAACAGACAGAATTACTGGAGGACAAATAGGAATCAAGTTTGAAGCAAATCCAGATATGGAGCATGACGACAGACTTTATCCAATAAACGTTAATAGCGACAGGGCATCTACCGTAGATTCGGCTAAAGAGGCTGTCGCAAACGCATTTAACGAACAACTTGGTTTTCAACCAATGCCTATCCGAATTGTTAGAAGAGGTCCGCGAGGCGCTGGTGAACACGTAAAGCCTACAGTTAAGCCAACACAAGAGATACGACAAGGTATTGCTTTTGTTACAGAACTTGCTCAAAACAGGTACAGAAAAATTCGTGGCAACGGTTGGGATATTTACAACAATTCCAATAGACAACGTGACGATGTAAGCCCAATATCCGCCTTAAGGATGGGTATTGTCGACATTATTCTTGACAATCACGACAGACAAAATAATAACTATTTATTATCTCCACAATCAGACTTTTCATTAGTGTTAGTCCCGATAGACCACGGCAACGCGTTGTACAAAGAAAACAAAGATAGTTTATTAGAAATGCTTGCTGAACGCTTCTCCGATAGGGCAGATACAGAAAAATTGCGACAGATAAGTAAAAACGAACTTCGGAGCATGGTTGAAGAACTCATGAGAGACTACAGGGTAGACATAAACATAAAGCACCAAGCCATAAGAGACGAAGCGCAACGTATTCTTGCACAAATAAATAGTCTTATGAGTGGTGTAGAAGGAAAAGAATGGAACAACACGGATTATGCCTATCTTTACAGAGAAATTGACGCAGGACTTGAATTAGCAATTGAAAGATGGGAAGAACTAGCAGATATGTCGGATTTAGAAATTGCAGACGAACTATGGAGAATTTTTAATGATGGAAAGATAAAGGTTTAACCCGTGCCTAGATATTTTATTTTAGTCAGCCCTAATAAAGTTATGCCGGATGCGACTCCAGTTCTTTTCACATACATACAAGAAAGAGACTATACAAACGGCGTTTATACAGCGTATTCGTCTGACGAAGAAGTGCAAAAAGAGTACAGTCGTTGGCTACAAAAAACTTATTACATCGTTCCAAGATTCGTGAACAGGTTTGGCTATATGAGTGTTGATTTTGGAGAGATACGAGACGACGACCATCTTGAAGAATTGTTCAAAAAGGTGGGTATAAATAGGCGTACAGTCAAAGGGAAGTCACTTGACTGGGTAGAACTTTCTACTAAAGACTTCCTGTCCAACGCTCCAGAAATAGAGTTCAAAGAAGGCTCATACACAAAGCCTGAACTTCGTGAGCGCATCAAGAACAGGATTATGGCTGGTGACAAAGGCGGGAACCCGGGGCAGTGGTCCGCCAGAAAAGCACAGTTGCTCGCTCTTGAGTACCGAAAAGCAGGTGGGGGCTACACGGGTAAGCCCAGAAAGATACAGCGTTCGCTCAAAAAGTGGACCAGAGAGAAATGGACCACATCAGATGGCAAACCAGCAATTCGTAAAGGTGGCACTCGTAGGTATCTCCCTGCTAGTGCTTGGTCTCGTCTTACGCCTGCTCAGAGGTCAGCGACGAATAGAAAGAAAGTCCAAGGAAGTAATCAGGGCAATCAATTCGTTGGAAATACAGAGAAGGCTAAGAACGCGGGAAGAAACGCTAGAAAGAGTTAGAGCCTGACTTCTTCTTTGATTTGCCAAGCACCTTTGCTATCAGGGTGAGGGTGAAAATCTGATTAGCATGTTTCTCTAGTAAAACTTCGTGTTGTTTTACTGTCTTTACTAAGTACAGGTTTAATACTATCGACAATGTTAGTAAAAAGCAAATAATGATGGTCATGTTCACCTCCTAGGGGTGATGAATTCTACCATCTACCTATCGGGCAGGACTCCATCTCGTACTCCACCTTGGTAAGCAGGAAGCAACCACATAACTTGCAGGTCTTCTTCCACTTCTTCATGTATGGGCATTTTCTACAAGCCGCATACCGATAAGAGGCAACCTTCAGCGAGACCTTCTTGGGTCCCGTCTCTAACGGAGTCTCGTCCCACATTGTAAACAGAACTCCGACCACGGGTAGTAACGACGCATGTTGATTGGGTGTGGACAATCCAGAGTGTCTTCAACGAACTTGTTGACAGAATCACGAATCATCTGAGACATTGTCTTACCAACAGTCTCTGAAGCATGCTTCCAACGCTCTCTGTCAGCCTCAGTGAGACGCACGAGGACTGTCTTGTCGGCAGGGCCAGTCTCTGGTGACAACTCTGCGGAGATAGATGTACCAGTAGCAACTTCTCTTGCGAGAGCCGCTTCCATGTTGTTTTGGTCATCACTGCTCATCGATTACTTCCGCATCCATAATGTCGTCACTTCTTGCCTGCTGTAGTATCCCCATGACAGTAGCAGATGGGAGTACGCCAGAAGAACCCATGATTTCCAGCAGTTTTCTTGCTTCGGTTTCAGGGTCAAAGGCGTCGATAGCAGCGGGACTCTGCGCTGCACCAGCAAGAGTTGCATTGATTGTCGTCTCACTGCTTCTGATGTCTATGTTGACGTTGGTGCCACCACTACTCATTTCCATTCCAAGTAGTTTTGTTCGTCTGTCAATGATTGATAGAACTTGTTGGACTGCCTTCATGTCAGGCTCCACCGCAACTTCCGTTCCGTCATCCATCTTGACCTTACGATGCTGTGTCATAGGCCAGATTGCAGACTGAAGGTTGTCCAGACGCTCCAGTTCCATCCGTAAGACCTCTGGATAGGCGAGGAGGGCTTCTTTGTTCATCTTCTCTAATTGGCGTCTTACAGCCTGATTGACGCCGCTTGTGGACATCTCAAATCTTCTTGCGATTTCATGGGTGGATACACCAGCCTGTCGCATTTTGAACACACGAAGGTCTCTCTCTGCGAGGAACTCTCTCGTCATGACCTTATTTTGTTTGCTCATCTATTCACCTTAGCAAACTCCATCACTTCAAACGGAAACAATTTGCCTCTCCTCATTTTAGTTGGGAATGGGCGTTCATCACGAGCACCTCGGAAATGGCGCACATCATAGATGTGAGGTCCACCACCTGTTAGGTCTGGAGTGAGGGCAATACCGAACTCGGGCCAACGGGACCACACAGCGGAGCCAAACGGACGCATCTGCCTGTTAGTCATACTCTCTCCCAATGGAGCGTGATGCTCTAACCACAACGCACACTTGTAAACGTCACGAACATGGTCTAAGTAACGGGCGACTTCTACTGCAACAGACTCGGATGTGCGACCACCTGGGTCAATGAATGCTTTATACAGAGGTCCCATGACGAGGAGTTCTGGTTTTGCTTCCTCAATAGCCGTCTCTAATATCATTCTGTCCTCTGCTTTCATGAGGTCCAGTCCCGATGGCTTCACCAGCAGTTGAGCAGTGGGTTTAGTTGTGTACCCCCTATCCAATGCCGTATTGAGGATTGAAGATGCTGTACGACGAATGATGCGCTCTGGGTTTTCCAAGTCAACAGTCAGTGTTCTGATTTGTTTCATCTTTTGATAAGTGAACGGGTTGATGCCACAACCTGAGAGGATTGCTACTTGTCGTGCAAGCATTGTCTTACCAACACCTTCGGCTGCAACAACGATTACTCGTTCGCCACGCTCAAGAATGTCTTCAATTACCCAATCATATGAGTCATCGATACTTTCGTTGATGAATGAATCCCAATCAACCAAGCGACCGAAGTCAACTGGCTTGTCTCTGGAAGCGAGGAGAGCAATGTCCTGTGCCTTGACAAGAACCTGCTGTGGCGTGAGGTCTGTTCTAACAAGTAAAGCCTCCAACTTTGTTCTCGCTTGAGAGAAGGCGTCACTCGTTGGCGGGACCGCCACGGGTTCTACTGCCGGCGAT